TGGTGGTGATGTAAAGGATAATTGGTTACAAAAGATTGAAGATTTCAAATATAAATATAAACAGATAGTTTTATGAGACATTTGAAGACATATAAAATCTTTGAAGCAAACGAGAAGTTGAAGAGTAGAGCAGATTTGGATAAATGTTGGTACAATGCCAAAATAGGTGATAAAATCTCAGAGGAATATATTTACAACTATGTTCAATATTTACACGATGATTATGAAGGTGCTTTTATAGACGGTGATTTGGGTGATCGAATAGAAGAATATGAAATATACAAACTTACTGAATTATCTATATCTCAAATAGATTTGGATGAGTTTGATATCAACGAGGATAGTGTCCTGGAATATAAAAGTATTGTAGAGAACACCGGTGATTATCCACCAATAGTTGTCGATGACGATTATAGAATTATAGACGGTGCACATAGAGCGGTTGCTGTTAGTGAATTACATGATAAAATTAAAGCGTGGGTTGGTATATGATACTTCCATTTCAAGAAACTAAAATAAACGACAATACTTTTATCAGAGAGTTCTGTCAAGATACTGATTCTGGTGAGTTTATGTGGCATCGCGACCGTGAAGACCGTGTTGTCGAGTCCATAGGTGATACTGATTGGATGTTACAGCTTGACGACGAGCTTCCTATGATAATCGAAGGAGAGGTCCTGATACCTATGGGAGTCTACCACAGACTCATAAAGGGTACCGGTGACCTAAAGATACGACTAACGAAAAAGCCACTCTGAGAGTGGCTTTTTTTATTCTGATTTCGTTTTGTAATTCTCGTTGTAGAGTCTTATGACCTCGTCGAACTCAGAGAGTATACCTCCTTTGTACGTGTCGTTGTCGTATTCTCTCTTTTCTATGTACTCTCTTATGTACTTCTCGTAGTCTAGCTGTATCGATATGTCTATCGTTGTTCCGTCCTCTGCGACCACTGACTCAACTATTCCCTCTTCGTTCTCAACATCCGTCTTCTTTATGTCGTCAATGTATTCAACCGACGCGAAGTTTCCTTTCTCGAGCATAGTCTCCAGTTTTCTCCTTAGCTTTCTGTTACTCACAAGAAGACTATTGGATATCGCTAGGTCTATGTAGTCCTTTGATTCTCTTAGTGTGTCCAGCTCATCGATTGTGTCCTCATCAACGACTCTGAACTTCCTGAATACTGGTGAGTATGTGTTTGGTTCGAAGTGTGTCTTTCCGGTTGAGAGATCCAGTACACTTATACCCTTTTGATCACCGGTGTCGTTCCTGTCCATCTGGTAGAGTGATCCTATGAACTCGAAGTTTGAGCTCGTTTGTCTGATGTGTATGTGTCCTGAGAATGCTCTTTTGTAACCTTTGAAGCTATCCACGTCGATTTTGTCGGCGTTTCTGTGTGCCACTGAGTTTAGGTGCATCTTACAACCGTTGAGGTCTGAGTGACAGAATAGGTAGTCTCCTGGGTTTTTCCTGATCTCCTCTATCATATCTAGTCTCTTTTCGACCCACGGCATCAGAACCAATCGTTGGTCGTCCAGGTTTAGAGTGGTCGTCTTCTCGTAGACTGATATATTTTTTGAGATGTATGAGTACATCCTGACAGAGTTCACTTCGTTGGAACCTTTGTTCCAGAGGTCGTGGTTACCTACCATTATGTGTAGTGGTAGTATGTCTGCCATCTCTTTCAGTATCTTCTCGACTTTGTTGATTATTATAATCGGTAGTGATGTCCTGTTGTCGAATAGGTCTCCCAGGTGTATTAGTACGTCGCCTGGTTCGGCGTTTTCCCTTAGGTAGGGTATAACGAAGTCGTAAAAAGTCGACTCCATCATATTCATCCACTTTTCGAGATTGTTCAGGTATATCCCGAAGTGGGTATCAGTTAGCATGAAAACTTTCATCCGCAAGGATTATTTTTATTTTTATAGGTTTTTATAGGTCAGTGGTTTGCGGAAATGACGGAAAAACGCTTTTCGGTAATAATATATAATTTACTGAAAAGTACAAAAAACAGAAGAGAATTTTAGATTAATATATAGTTTATAATTGCTCGGCGATTACAAAAAATAAAATAGTATATGCCATTACCACATTATACCCAAATGAACTTTCAGAACAAGGGTACACACGACGGCATCGGACCTGGCCAGTGGTCGGACGAGGTAGTTTACCTCAACTTGTTTGAGATTTCTTTCGTACTGCCTGTGATACTACAGGGCCAGAGTAGGGAGCCTATGATGCTTCTTCTGAATGCAACTAAGGTTGATTTGAGTAACCTTACACAATTCGACGTAGCTACTAAGGAGCAAAGGTTCAAGTACGCTACAAGGCAGTTCTTGACGACTCCTACCAAAACCAGTGGTGAGATCACGATACCTTTCCAGGTGAACGTAAACTCTTCTGGTAACATGGAGACATGGACTACGCTAAAAGCATGGTACGACCTCGTCTACAACTCACAAAACGGTAGCCTCCACTACAAGTCGGACATCGTTGGTACTATCATAGTTAGCCAACATGACAAGAAAGGTGTAATCCTTAGAAGGGTAACTTTCAACAACTGTCAGATTTCCAAACTTACAGGTTGGTCACTTGACTGGGCTTCTAACGACATCGTTCCGTCTGTTGATGCGACTTTCATCTATGACTTCTTCGTTGATGAGTACATCGATGGTGGATTCGCGATAACACCGCCAATGATTCAGATCAATCCATAATTTTTTGGATACAGATACAAAAAAAGAAGCGTTTTCGCTTCTTTTTTTTGTTTTTAGAATTTTGGTATGTTTTGTGAGAAGTTTGATGCACTCTTCATCATCGAGTTTGTGTCTGGCATACTGGTTTTGGAGGAATCCTCCTCTGTCTTCCTTTGTTTGTCCTCTTCATCTGCAATCTCGTTGACTATCTTCACGTTCTCTTCTAGCATCCAGAAAGGCCATTTATCCATGGCCTCCTCTTGTGTGTGGAAGTGCTTTTGTAGTAGAAGCTTATTCTTTAATATATGCTTCAAAGGCATCATGAATAACGAAAATACCTGACGCTCCGTTGGGAAACTGCATATCTGTGTGGACCTCCTCACCACACTCACATTTTTTTACTAGTTCTTTGACACCGAATGTCATCTTACTTACAGCACCGTTCAAGAATTGGAAGGATGTACCGTCTATTTGCTCGAAATCCGTAAGTTTTGCTTTTATACCGTCATATGTTATAGAAGACCTACCCGCCAACATAAAAGGAATTATCTTTAGGAATGCTAGGTTAGGTGTTCTCTTCTCATTGTTCTCTTTAACAATGTAATCAGTGAATGCCTTCTGTAAACCGATGTTAGGCGGTGTCAGCTCGAAGCTCTTACCGTTAACGGTTTTGAAGTGGTATGATCCTGTGTTTTTGTTGTAGAACTTTGCAAGTCTTTCCTCTATTTCGTGGAAAATGAAGTTTTGTCTCTTTAACTCGATTGGAAGTTCTTGACCACATGAACACCTTGCGTTCACCGTAAGAGAGTTTCCTTGTTGAAAGCTTAGTTCTCTGATTAGGAATATAAGGAATAATCTGTCTTGATCTTTGATATCCATATAGGAACCAATCTTTCCGTCTGAGTATTTTACCCTTACACACGCCTGTAGCATGTCGTTCATTTTTTCTACGATGTCGTAGAAGTTGTTGTCGTCTACCATCGAGTATGCTTGTATCTCTCTAACCTGTGCAGGTCTGACCATAAGTAGTGTTCCACTTGGGTAGAACTGACCACATGGTAGCTCTGCGATGTCGAAGTTGAAGAACTGTAGGTCACTGACCTTTGTGTTCTCGGAGATGCTCGCATTCACGTTGAAAGGTATGTCGCTAGCGATGTGCGGTGTTGGCTGTTCTTGGCTTTTACCGTCGATGCTCTCGAGGTGTTGTCTTAGGTACTCCTCTTCGCTCATGTTATTCTTGTCGGACATAAAATAATCTGTTTTTTCGGTTATATATTAGGTTATCTTACTCCCCACCGACTAAAATATTTTTTTCACAAAAAACTAAAACATAATGTGTTTTATGTTATATAAATTACACAAATAAAAAAAAAATTAACAAAATGACAAACAGGAACAACTTCTGGAACACTAATGAGACTAACTGGCCTACATTGACTGGTAATAACCCTTTCTCTGCATGGAATGTGGCACCTTTCAACAACGCACCTTACAACGCACCTTACAACGCGGCTGTTACTACATGGGCTAACCATGCAAGTACTTCACCTGCAGTGAACGCTTACGAGAACAACGATTCTTACGTTTTCGAACTTGCTGCACCAGGTTACACTGCTGACTCTTTCGAGGTTGCATACACAAACAACACGTTGACTTTGAAGGCAACTACTCCTAACTCTGAGAGACCAAGCTCTTATTCTTACAGAGAGTTCAACTACTCTTCTTTCACAAGAGAGTTTACACTTCCGTCTAACGCTGACACTAACGAGGCTAGGGCTAAGTACAACGATGGTATTCTTACTATTATTGTTCCTAAGAGTACAAACTCTAATTACAGAACAATCAAGATTTCCTAATCATTCTTTTTGTAAGAAAGACCCGTTTTTGGGTCTTTTTTTGTTTAAAACAAAAAACCCTCGATTTCTCGAGGGTTTTTCTTGTTATGTGTTGTCTTATCTTATAGGAATCCTCCTGCAGCGATTGCACCAGTTCTGAGTATTGTAACGTTGTTTACGATTATACCCATTCCTTTGATTGGTTCGACGTAGGTGTCTAATACACCGATTTGGTTGTCGATAATCTCTGTGGTGTTGTTCTCCTCATCCATTTTGTTGAAGTAGTTGTAAAGACCTACTCTGGATACGTAGCTTTCGCAGATGACGTCTGCTCTAAGCTTGATTTCGGATCTCGTGTCAGCTGTGTTGAACCTCCATTGGAAGTCGAGTAGCATTCTTGAGAGTTCTCTTTCGAGCTCAATCAGTACCTCTCTTACGTGGATGTAAGAAAGTGCAGATTTGAATAGCGTCTGTGCAGTGTTCTCAGTCTCGATGATGTGTCCTCTGTTTCTTTTGAAAACGAGTGGGTTCATCTGTGCACCGTTCAGGAATTCGATATCTGAAGGCGTGAAGTCTATCTCAAGACCGTTGATGCCTGTGATTCTACCGTTAGTAACACCCGCAGCGATTGTCCATGGTGTTATCGCACCTTGTCCTGCGTTGTGTTTTCTCATATATGTTGCAGCCACATATGATGCTGGTGGGAATTCCATCGGTCTTCCGTTGTCGTTTATGGTAACGTAAGGTAGGAAGTAACCTACTGTAGTTGATCCAGATCCTTCACCGAAACCATAGTAGAATGCAGGTCCACTTGCTGGGTCAGCACCCTTAGCAATGAATTCTGCCTGAAGAACACCCTCTGTGTTTGTGAACGAAGGTGAGCTTGAGTTCTTGAATTGCTTCATAGAAGGCATATTGATGAAACCGAACGCGTCAAGCCTTTCGCCGCAGATATCCACGAGCTGTTGTTTCGATTTCTCTGTGAGTCCGTTTCCGAACGTGTCGACCAAGTACCTGAAGTCGATTGCCTCTTTGTTGGTGAGTGCTTTGAAGAGCGGTGTTCCTTTGGCAACGATGTTTAGTATTTGATTCTGTCTTGTCTCAGTTCCGTCAGGCATTGATGCTTGTCTGATTCTGAAGCCTTTCAGAGATATTGCTTTGTAGGTTTCTACGTAGTTGTCTACCTTTTTGTATCTAGTAGTCTGGTATGCTGCACCTGTGTATACCTTTTTGATCTTGGCATCACATGTGATTTCCATATAGGTCGTGTCTGCAGCGTACTGAGTTTTGTTCAGTATCCTTGTCATCTTCCTTGGAACCTCGCCAACTGCAAGTAGAGTCTCGTCGTAGTCTGCCTCGAGGAAGTCTCCTTTGAGAACCTCTGGGTATCTTGATGCTAACACAAGAACTTTGTTAGGTTGTTCTGTGTAACCAGTAGGTACTTCGATTTCGAGTGTCTGTTTGTAGTTAGTGTCTTCGGAGTTCACATAGAGTGTTGTAGATGATTTTACACCAGTATTGAGTGTGTTGTCACCAGCACCATTTGTCCAGTCTACCAACGATGCAGTGGCTGTAAGTGTACTGTCTAAGAATGAAACTGACATTGTTGCACCATCTACGTACATTTTTAGGTAGTGTAGGTTGTTTCCAATCTCTTGGATGAAATTTATTCCTGTTAGAACCTCGTATGCAGTATTCTCGTTTACTTGGTAAACAAATTTACCAGTTGCACCGAATGTAGTTGCGTTGAGTGTACCAGAAATTATAGTGAAAATTCCTGTATTGATTCCAGCACCTTTCAGTTTGAACTTCTCGTTCAGTGTGAATTTAGGATCTGCACTGAATACAACGTAGTCGTTTCCTGCGTATTGTGTCGTAATTCCTGTGTTGAAAAGTGAGATAGTTGCAGCAGTCTCGCCTGGTACGAAAGTTACGTCGTAAGTAGGTGCATTGACAACGCTTGTCCAGTCTGTCTGGTTAATCCTATTGTTGTATAAGAAGTCACCTGTGTTTATCTGACCACCGTAGAACTTAGAGTATAGATCTGAGTATTTCGCAACGACACCGTCTTTTGTAGCACCAATAGTGTTTTTAGTGGTGAGTGAGTCTGTTCCTAAAAGTAACTCTTTATCTACAGTGTAGAGTCCGAGGAAACTACGTGTTATTACGTGTCCGAGTTGTGCGTTAGTTAGTCCTGTGTTGAGTACGAAAGATTTGTCTTTTGTTGTGCTAGTAACTATGTCAGATATTGTCATTCCTTCCATAGAAACTTTTGTACCGGTCTCTTGGTTGGTAATCATCGCCATTTTAGAAATGTTAGAACTACTGAGTAGGTTCAACA